GCGTAACTCATTGATACTTAATGGCACGCCCTATAGGATTCGAACCTATGACCTACGGCTTAGAAGAAAGTGACATAAAGATTAACCTATTGTAATTAAAGGCCGTTCTGCATTCACAGTGACATGAATCGGCAAGTGATGACATATTAGTGGCGCCTTAATGGCACCGTAGTGACGTCACCAATATGACACCATCCCTACCCCTCAATCCCACCACCAGCTACCATTACTGCAAAACCACCAATGGAGCGCAGCAATGGGCAGTATCACCCTCGCCGGCCGGCAGATCTTCATACTCAACGAAAACGACAGATATCCAGAACCAGAACATAATAGTCCTCAGATGTTCGCAATAAGAGAAGATGAGGAGCAGCAGCACTGGCTTTATGTTTGGCATAAAGGGCGCTGGCCCCTCGTATCAGAAACGCCGTTCGAAACCCAGGGCAAAGCCGTTGATGCAGCGTTAAAATTTGATACCGCTACAATCCCAATGCGTCCGAGGAGAAATAGTTAGAAATGCGATCGTTTTTGACGATCGATAGAGAGAAATTGATCTACAAAACCAATTTGATGGATTGATAGGCAAACTACAACATATGGGCACTATCACAAGGATGACACATGCTCATAAAATCTCTCGTCCGCCTCGCAGCATTGATGTCTGCCATTTCCATTTGCACAGGCACAACCAGATGGCCAGACAGTTTGTTTATTTACAGTATTGTCATGCTGCTCATCTGGTTGCACGCTGAGTGGGATTGGTGGAACAAGAAAGGTTAAATTTTCTTCCCTAATGCCGCGTAATGGTTTTTGTACGCCTGATAAATCAATGACATCTCCTCATCTGTGATTGCCCGGTTAAAAGCCAGTACCGCCATAATTTTTCCCGTTACTGTTGTGCCGTGGTCAATACTTGCCCCTATCAGGATGTTTCCAGTGATGCTGGCAGGGGCAACAGTCCCGTATGGGACAAGCGCATGCTGGCCAGTTGCAGGAATATCTGCATGGATACCGAGCCGGCCAGTCCCATCTTTGATATCTACTACTGTTCGAGAAACTGCAAAGATGCTATCCAGCGCTAACGCCTCTGTTGGCGTCGTATCGAGTACAGAAATCCAACCAGCTCCGGCAGAGTTTAACCACCGTCCGCCCACTCGCTTTGCTATCTCATACTCATGACACCTGGTGCGCATAGGTGGGGATACCTGCATTACCCCCACGACGTTAAACTTTCCGCCAGGGTTCTTGCTGATACCAATAAATGTCATATCTCCGGTAGAATATGGCTCAATGTTTATTCCGGTATCAATATAATTTGTCTCATTAAGAGAAACTTCATAATCACTAACAACGGGAGAGCCAATAACTGTCATGTCACTGCCTACCCTATTACGCACAAGAGACCCAGTAGAGTCCACATCAAATTGCAAAAGCATCCCTGGAACTAAATTTGGTAGCGCGGTAATTGGAAATGTAATTCTCCCAAGAGATCGTGTGGCTGTAACCGTGCTATCGATGTAAACGCGAGTAGTTGTCATTGTGACCTCTTAGAAATTTAGAAATATTTGTTGAAAGCGATAAGATCATTGTAGAGCGGCAGGCCTGAAACTGGTGAAACGTCAGTAGACGAATCCCTAATACACCCTCGGTTTCCGGTATTGGCACCTGGCATATTAGATTTATTACCTACATATGCATAGTTCACTGCGGTTGCCGTGCCAGTTTTTGCAATCCTTACTGTATTACCATTATCAATGGTAACACCAGTTATAGTGGCGCCAACAAGACGAAAACCATAATTTCCGGGGTCTGATACTCTTGATGTATCGATCACTGCATTACCTACCCCCCCCAATAGAGGAATGACAATTTCAGAAGATGTTTGAGTGATGTTTGAATCATCTGGTCTGAGCGCAATATTGTTACCATCATTTAAGTATTTAGCAATAGAGATACCTGCAATTTCCCCATCAGTTCGATAACCGTTACTTGACAGATGATCTTTATCGACATAGGGGCGAGTATATTGTGTGCCTGTAAGGATGAAATCATCATTATCACGGCAGATTTCATATTGCGCATTCCCAATTATTAGATTCACATCAGCGCCCGCTGCTCCGGCCTGAACAGTTGCATTACTAAACTGCTGAACAAACATCTTCAGATTTAGATTTGGATTATCTGTAACATCTCGTAGATAATCCTCATAATCCATACGAAGAGTTAACATAAGGTTTTTGTAGTCTTGAGCGCTTGTGTTATTCACAGCATCTGCATTGCCGTGAATGAGGAGCATGTACGGTCGATATTCCATCCCCAGACCTGTAGCTATTTCATATGCTCTACGCATCACCATTTGTGTTGAGATAAATGATGGCTTACCTTTTGAAATATTTGCCAGAGATGTACCTGATGATCCAGTTGCAGAAACCAAGCATGTAATACCCGAGAGCTCAAAAATTCGCTCTCCAATGCCACTACAATCAGACTCTTGAGCACCACATTTCCCAATGTTTTCTACAGAGGATACTAAGTAGTCCAGATCTGAAAGCTCAACTGACTTTGCCGGATATGCGCTGTCGTATTTAGGGCCACCATTAAACGTTACTGCCCCATATGGATGCCTGGCCGAAGTTGTCACAGGGGATTGAACCACTGATGCTCCGCCAACTGACAGGGATTGCCCAACTAATATAACATGAATTAATGTTGAATTTCCCTGCTTAATGCGAGAAAGGCCGTCTGGCTTGATGCGATGTATACTATAATCACCGTTCCCACCTTCTTTAGACGCAAATTTTACAAAATAACTATCGTCTACCGCCTTGAAAGTGACTGGATTTTTATTTCCGGAATCAGATGTAATACTTTTGTTTTCACCATTGCTGGATATGAACTTAATAAATCCATCATCCTCTATTGCAAGACCACCATCTGATGAGACAACCGGGCTTGTCTGTTGTGTATCCCTATCGCGAATATCAATTACTGTTCCATCTCGCTTAACTATCTTGAAGATGTCTCCATTCTTATCAACATGTACCTCGGCGTAATCTGGGTACTCATTAGAGAAGAACGTGCTGTATTTAAGCATTCCAATGCTACCATCTTCAGATAGCGAAAGAATCAACCCTCCTGAATCTCTTGATTGAAAGGTTGACCCGTTAGCGCCCTGCACTTGCTCAATTCGGCTACCAACCATAACGGCAGGAAACTGCGATGTACCATCTTCTAATCGCCGGTAAGTTACATTACCTTTTTTATCTGTCGCCATCTCAGCTACCCCTGGGAACCCAGAAACGTTTTTGGCATTGCTGTCATAAACGAAATCAACTTTGTTTTGTAGTTCATAAACAAATTCACTTGATGGGTAGCTTTTCCCTGTTTTCTGACCAACTCCATTAACGTTCTGCCATACATCAGCAATTTTATTGCCATCTTGCGACCAAACAAAATAATACGCTAGATTCGGGATCTCCCCTGACGCAATAGCAGCATCTGCTTCTGACACAGTCCATGGGTGCCCCAGAGGTGCAATATTTGCCAACGCTCCAGACCATGTGTATCTTTCAACTCCAAACCTATCAACGTATTTTCTATTGTCTGAGTTTACTATTTCATCAATCTTCCCGGTATTAAACCTTAAATCATTCAAAGATTCGCTTGGGATTGGGTTACTTGTCGGTGTGGTAGCCATTTATTCAGTTACCTCGTAATTATACATTTCATCGTTGTATTCAGACATGGTTAACGAGGTTGTCCCGTCGCCATTCGGTTTCTTTTCCGTGATCGTCCATTTCGTTGCGTCCATCTCTACTTGCGAGGCAATGACGTAACGAGACGGCGACTGTGTGTTGTAGCCGTCATAGAGGTTGAGGGGTATTTCTGGTACTGCTGCAGTGAAGCCAAATATGCTATCTGTGCGAGAAAATGCCTGGACGCGCGCTGTAGGAGCACCGATTGCATCAGTAACGACCACAAACATATCCCCAGACCACTCGATCCGTTCGCTGGTATCGAAGTTGTTGCCGTTGCGCGCGACGATATAGCCATCCTGCTGGTTAGCGTCGTAGATATCCGCTACCTGCACCATCTGCCCTACGTTCACCCATTCACCATCGGCCAGCGCGCGGATAGCCATCGTTTGCCGTGAGTACAGCAGCCGGCGAACTTCTTTCAATGCCCGATCCCGTGCCTGGAAAGAATTGCGGATAAACAGCATGTCGAACTTCTTCGCCTTTACCGGCTCGCCCTCCTCTATCGAGTTGCCGATGATCCGGTAGCGGATGAATGCCTGTTTATTCGTGACCGGGTTTCGATACTTGACCTCTACCCCATCAAAACCACCGGGTAGCGTCATGTCGTAGGAAAGGCTGTAATCCTCCGCTTTCATGTTGGCGCGGTTGAACACCGTTGTTGCGCTTGGCTTCCGTTCATCACGAGTGAAAGACAACACCCCGCCATCCCAAAATGCGGTCACCGTCGCCGCATCACAGATCGTCTGAATCCGAGAGCCCAGCGAGATATCTTCGTCATCGAAGGTGTAATCGAAATAGCCCAGGCGCTGATCAGGCAACGATGCCGCGATAGAGTAAAGTTCGTAGATGTCGATGCTCGACTCCGGCTGACCGCCCATTTTTAGCCAAGTGTGCAATACAGCGTCGGCAAACGAGCGTGACGGCCTTTCTGTGTAATCGACTGTCTGTGTGGCCATGTTGTAGCTAATGACGTGGCGGGTGATTAGAGCGTTATATTTTCGTTCCCTTGCACTGGTAGCTCGTTCTGTCGCAGTGACAGTGACGGTTACGAGCGTGTCATTCGGGTAAACAACGTTGGTGCGCGTCCTGACGATGTGAACAGCTTCGACCTTCAGGATTGAGTGATCGTTACTGTTATTGGTGCGGATGAACGTTACCGCATAGCGGCCATTGCCAGACACTGGCGTGAATTTGAACGTCCTATACTTTGTATCCGCGTTCTCGTCATCGTTATTCAGCCCGACGTTGTAGCTTTCCAGCGTGCCGGGTATCTGGTTGTTATCATCATCAACCTTCCAGAAGGTGACGCTGGTTCTGGCGTAGTCACCATGCCCTAACTGCGCCTGGAGATGAACCCAAAGCTGAGTCCCATCAACCGGAGAGAATGATGGGCCAATTACCAGCGGTTCATTGTCGTTAAGCGTGAATATCGACGTGTTGATTACCGCGTCGTCGGGGATCTGGCTGATATCGTTGCCACCCAGATTTACAAACGTGAACTCGTAGAAATACTGTGGGTTCACTGGGGCGCCATCGTCTGTTGTCGTCGCGCTGAAGAGATCGGCAAATACCGTGATATCGCGAGTTACTGGCCCCGACACCGTGTTGTAGGTGACATTGACTACGAACGATACAGAATGAGGCTTAGGCAGGTCATAGAAGTAATCAAAGTCGCTGTTCTGCTTGATTTTCACCTTTGCCTGTCCGGCGATGAACTCGCCAGAAACCATATCGGTGGTTGTCGTCGCCGTCTCTGCTGGGAAATCACCGCTCTCGTTCGGCCCCGGCAGTTCTTGGCCGTCGATGTCGTCGAAAGCGAACCCCTCATTGATCAGCGGGATGTTCTCGCCTGGCTGGTAGATGCGGTATGAAGCACCGGCCAGCGCGCCAAGGTTCGATTCTGAATACCTTACTGACGTGACGTCATATCGGCCGAGCCCGAAGTTCATCCACTCTGTGACTTTCTTGATGTTGTTGTCGTACTCGAACAGCGACTCCTGAATCAGGTCAGGGTACGCGCGCACCTGGCCGTAGTTGTCAGGCTTTGCCTCACCGTTTCGCGCAATGTTGGTTTGCCCTTTCAGGCTGTTGTTCGGGGAGGTCTTTGCGTTGCTGCTTGTCGCCACACCCGCACTTGGCTGGCCGAGCAATGACGTCAGGATTTTTTGGACAAACTTTATCGGGGCAAAAATTGGGCTGAGAACCTTCCCAATGGTGCCGCTTTTCGGCTGGTCGAACACGCTGATCACGTCGCCATCGTTGAGCGGGAAATTCAGCTCATCATCAGGCTGCAGCTTTACGCCATTACGCAGAATTTCAACATCGCAGTGAAGGTTGGCCGATTTCAGCCAGGGATAGAACATGCTGCCGGCGGGAAGGTTATGACGTTCTTTAGGCAGCCCCGGCACGCGCTGAACTTCGATCAATGGCATAGTCGTAAAACTCCAATTTGGTGAAAACTCGCTCCAGCGTCCGCAGTCTGTCAAAGCGCACATGCCCCGCTTCGCCGCGGCTATGGAATGCTTGCCCATCAATGACCAAACCGACGTGAGCTGGCTGACCGCCGTAATACGCGATAAAAATGCTACCGTCGGCCGCTTTCTCGGCCTGATGCCAGAACACAACATCACCGGAAAAACACGTCAGGAAGTCGCTGCCGGCTTCGTAGTCCGGCGTTTGGTGTATCTCTATGCCGAGCACATGCCGGTAATACAGCACCACCAGCCCCCAGCAATCAGCCGTGTCGAACGAGCACGCCCGATCTCGCCACGGCTTACCCTCCATGGCGTGAATGAAGTCAGATTTATGCATTGGCGAGCCCTGGGAATTCCGTGGTGTTGTAGAGAAAGCCGATGTTGTTGTTGAGCGGGTTCTGCAGCGTGAGCGAGCACGTTACGTCAGCCTCATCGAGAGAGGCATCTTTCACATACAGCGTCCAAGACTTCAGCGGCGTGTTCATGTCCGCCGCATCGAAACGCTGATACGTGGCGGAGATCGGCGTTATGCGTGAGTGCGCGCGCCACAGCTTCAGCTGCTGCTTAAAGTCCTGCGCCAGGCGCCCGAATTTCACCGTTGAGTTGATCACCGGCGTACTGCTCTGCTGGCTTTCTGCGACCTCCATCCGACACGCTGAAAACACCTGGCCAGAGAATGTCTTCGGGTATATCTGGTTTGCCACCAGCCGAATAGCGCCAAACGCCGGATGACTGAAGGTCATCGTGTCGTAGATGATCCGGTTGGGCCGCTGTGACTGAAATTCTCGTAAGGTAGGCATTCAATACTCCGGCATGTCGCGGTTAACCACTTCATCAATGATCCCCCACTGATACGGCGGAAGCTCAACAATGACGTCCGAGAACTCGTCATCCGGGTTGTAGACCTTCCGGGTGATTACGCTCGCCGTCCACGTCGTCGTGTTGCCGTTGATGCTCGTTTGCACCGGCGGTGCCACAAAATGCAGCTCCTGCAGTTGCAGGCCAGAGCCCCCCAGATTGCAAAGCATCGTGAACCACTGATTGCCGTTATCCAGGTAACGAGGGCTGCGATACCACTGTTCGAATGCCCGATCCTCTTGCAGCGTGAAAATCCACGTCAGCGACCACGTGGTTTTAAGGTCATCCGTCAGGCGCTGGAAGATTGGCGCGCCAACTGCCGGCTGATCGGTGCGGAACCCGGCATCAATCGTGCGGCTCTTGTTGGCCTTCTGGGGAAGTGATAGCCAGTCGGGATAAGGTATTGCCACGGTTTTCTCCCGGTAATAAAAAACCCGCCGAAGCGGGTTATTGGGTTGCCCTACGAGGGGCCTGATGATTTCGACTTATGGCTTGGCTCATCGGGCCGCCGTTGTCCATGTCAGCGATAAATATCTCCATCGAGACTCCGCCATTGCCATCACTGCTAACCTGGTGATCTACATATGAACCGTTGGTATTGTTGATACTGACATTCACGTTGATACCACCACCGCCTTGCATGTCCTTATTGCTGATCACCTTGCCGTTGTCACCGGGGATCATGTACTGCTTACCAGTGCTCGCTTGGTAAATCTCTGGCTTCCCTCGCTCACCTACCTGGTACATCGCGCCAGCGCTCACAGGGCCGCCGTTATAACGCGCTCCAGCCAAAGCTAGCCCACCAGCCAATCCAACGGTTGAGGTTATCCCTGCAGCCGCTGGAGCAGCGTTAGCGCCAAGAGTTGCCAGTGATGCCATTGCGGCCGCCGGCGCCCATGCTGAAGCCGTTGTTGCAGCCATACCCACAGATGACGCCACGGAGGCGGCACCAAGCGTCTGGCCGAGGATGTAGTTTTTCAACGCCTCCACACCCACCTGAACGATGCTGTTAATCACGCTGTTCAGAATGGTGTTGCCAAGAGACCGCATTGCCTCTTGTGCCGACATGGTGCCGGTAAGTAGCCCTGTAATAGCGTTGGAGGCATTACCAGAGAATGCATCAACGGCGCTCGTCAGCATGTCGTAACCAAGGCTCTGCTGGCTCAATAGCTGCCACTGCGCCTCTGTCCTCTGCTGCTCATACTGACGATCCGCAGCCGTTCGCAAGGCTAAGGCCTGGTCATGCGCCAACGTGCCATCATTTTCAAACTGCCGGATCAGCGCCAACTTCTGCGCGTTCTCGTTGGCAAGCTGCTGCACTGGGTCAACCATGCCGGCAGCTTGCTGTTGAGGACTTACCACGGCTTCAGCCCGGATTTTTGCTAAGTTAACCTGATGCTGTTGCTCCAGTTGCTCAGCTGTGGTGTTGTACTGCTCCTGGCTGATTTTTTTTGCCGCCAACGCCGTGTTTAAGTCCTTCACGTCCTGAGCGTAGCTGGCATTCTCTTTGGCTTCCGGGAGTAGCTTCTCTGCTGCCGCCTGCGCCTTGATAGCGTTGGCCGTATCCCACTTTTTGGCAGCGTAAGCACCAGCCTCAGCGATCTGAGCCTGTGTAGCTCCTTTCCCCAGTGATTGCTGTGCGGTCAGAATCGCCTGCTCTCGGCTAAGCTCACTTGTTGAGTCCGCCGCAAGCTCAGACTGCTGCTTCAAGTTTGCCAGCTTCTGGGCAACGCTTTCTGCCTGGCTTGCTGACTTCTTGCCCTCCGCTATTCCTTCTTTGGTTGCCTTCTTCTGCTCCTGAATTGCCTTCGTTGCATCGAACTCAGCTCCAGCCCTTTCCCGTGCCAGCAGTACGTCTTGCTCACTACCGCCGAGAGACCTGATATCCTTCTCAGCCTTGAGCTGGGCACGCCTCCTATCGTTTAGCTCGCCCTGAATCTCAACCTGATCATTCAGCTTATCCAGATAATCCTGAACGTTTTTAGGCCGTTCAACGATGAGGCTTTGCGAGTTGAATTTGTCCTTGGCCCTGCTGGCGAAGTTAATAGCATTACCAAGATGATTCATCATGTCAGCAGCTATTCCAGTTTGCTCACTGTCACGCCGCAATAAATCAATACCCTCCCTTCTAGTGCCATTCAACTGCGATTGAAGTAGATTGAGAGCGCTTTTAGTCCTGGAGTTTTTACGCTCCATTTCTTCTAACTTTTCAGTTTCTAAAGTCAGTTCCTCTTGAGCATCTCGCAAGTTTCGAACAGACCTTTCAGATTCACCATAAATCTTTATCGATACTTTATAGTCATTTACACGTTTGGTCAGTGCTTCAACCTTAGCCTCTTGATCATCTATCGCGTCAGATTGCCCCCTAATAGCTCTGGCAGTATTAACGATCTCCGCTTCAAGTTGTGTTTGGCTCATTTTCTGCATTTTACCAATCAGCCCATCAAGCTTATCAGCAAAATCCATCGACTCTTGTTTCGCCTTTTGAGCACTTTGGTAAAAATAGTAGATGGCAGAACCTGCCAGCATTGCCGCTCCAGCAGGCCCTCCAAGTAAAGCCAGGCCATTTCTTAGCAGCCCAGCGCCAAGGCTGGCGTTCCTAGCTGCTGTATTTGCAGTCGCTTGAGCAGAAGCATTAGCCACTAATGCCCTGTTGTAATTTTCTGTCGCAGCGGCCGCGCCAACTCTCGCAGCAGATAACCTCGCCTCTGCAGCAGAAAGGACATCAGCAGTTAGGGCGGAATTACGCATCAGCTGAGCAATTCGAACCTCGTCTAGCGCCTGCACTTTAGCTGCTTCAGCAACACGCAACTTTGATGCCGCCTGTAACGCGCTTGCCTTAGCATCATCTGCTGCTGCTAAAATTGCTTGCCTAGTAACCGCCAACTCCTTCACCTTAGCGGCCGTTGCCATAGTTAGTGCGCCAACATACCGGCTTCCCATAACCGCGGCAGCCAGTGTTAAAGCAATGCTAAGAGCGTCTATATTCTCACTTGCGGTTACTATAGCGCTGGAAAATACAGATACCCCGGATTGAACCGCAGAGCTTTCACCAAAGAACTTCTGCAAATTGTTACCTGCAACTTGCAAAGACTGACTCATTGTTTGAGTTGTTTTTCCAAACTCTTTGGCAATCACATCACCTTGGCTCAATAACCCTTTCACAACAACATCCGTAGCTAGCTTACCTTCGGCTGCCATGGCGCGGAGCTGGCCAACAGTTACGCCAAGGGAGTCAGCCAGAGCCACCGCTAAGCGCGATCCGTTCTCTGAGATTGAGTTGAACTCTTCACCGCGCAGAACGCCGGAGGCGAGTGCCTGAGACAGCTGGATCATGGTTGAGCTGGCTTCCTCTGCCGTTGCACCAGAAACCACTAGCCCCTTGTTAATTGTCGTTGTCAGTTTTGCGAGGTCTTCGGTACTGGTTCCTGCGCTTCGCGTTGCGCGCTCAAGTCGACCATACAGCGTTGCTGTGGCCTCAAGCCCGGAACGCGTCTCTTGGGATATGTCAAAAACCCGCTGCGTTACATCTGCCAACTGCTCGGTTGGTCTTACGGCGTTTACCAGCTTGTTGTTCACATCTACCCAGGCATTGGCATATTGCGCCACTTGCTGGACGGATAGAGCGGCGGACAGGCTGACGGCAACGCGCGATAAAGACGAGAAGGCTTTTTCTGTGGCTCCTACTGCTTTCCCTGTAGAGTTGAAGCGTCCTTCCATTTCATCAAGCCGGGCATTTACTTGCCGCTGACCAACCAACAAGCCCTGTACATCCATCTCAACCTGATAAAGGATGTTTCCTTCTCGCGTCTCATTAGCCATTTACCGTTCTCCGAGTATAAAAAAACCCCGCCGGAGCGAGGTTTATTAAATAGCAACAATATTTTTACAAAACAACTAATTAAGCTTAAAGAGCATCCTTTATAGCATCGGATGAAAAAAGAACATTCGTCTCTTTTTCGTCATAATAAACTAGAGCGTTATTGGTTCCTTTTCTAAATACGGCGTATTTCACTCCTGGGCAAGATTTTGTTCTCGAGCATACGTAAACACTAGCATTGACAGAAGGTTCATTAATAACATCACTTTCTGTTGCAATTGCATCACCTAGCTTACCTTTCACAAATGAAACAATCCCAGCGTAACGAGAACCGTTGCTGTCATGAATATTTGCCGAAATACTTACTATTGATCCGTCAGACGCTTGCAAAGAATAGCTCGCCTCACTTCCAGCATCAGGTGATGGCACTGAGGATAGCTCGGCATATATAAGGTGCTTGTCAGATGGTATTACATCAACTTTTTTTATTAACCCATCCTTTTTTACATCTTCTATGTTGCCGCCTAGTTTAATGCCAAAAACATCCAGATTAGAATCACACCCGCCAAGCAAGCCAAGAAGCGCAACCAGCATTATTTTTTTCACACCCATACCCCCACAAGTAACAAGTTGTCACATGTTAGCAAAGGGTTGTCGTAAGATCAGCGATTCACCTTAAACTTTTCTAGCGCCGCTAATATCTCGTCCACCTTACGCTCTGTTTCGACAACTTTTTTCAGGGTGTCAATCTGAGACTTAAGTACCAGGGAGTCGCCTTCATTCAGGATAATCTCTGTTCCTTCATCCCCTTCAGTTACCTCGCCAAACGCTCTTCTACAGGCAAACTCTATGGCCGCAACAATCTCAGCATTAACAGATCTCTTGTTCTGCGCCGCCAACGCATGAAGCCTATCTTTCAGCTCCTGGGGCAGTCTAACGTTTACTTTTGGTTCATCTCTAGCCATCGGCTCACCTCCAAAATCATCGTTGACATGGTGGCACTGTGGGTCTACATTATCAATGGTTCCACCGTGCCACCAAGGAGAGTAAATGAAACAAGAATGGCAGTTGAAGGCAAGATTCCCAATGCAGATGCGGGACGACCTTTATTCAATAGCAAAACTCAATGATCGCTCTATCAATTACTTAATAGTCAAAGCAGTAGCCGAATTTATCGCCAGAAACAGCGAAGCCCCAACTGCGGGAACAGTCAGGGCTTCTAATTTGTCAGCAACCTTGTGAGAAACCGACATGAACAGTATATCAATTCTTGAAGCAGTTAACACTTCGTCTGTCCAGTTCCATGGACAACCGATCATCACTGCTATGGCCGCCGGAGTGGCCTATGTGGCGATGAAACAGGTTGTAGAAAATATCGGGATCGATTGGGCTGCTCAGTTTGTTAAGCTGAGAAACCAAAAGGATAAATTCAACTGTTGTGATATCCCAATGGTTGCTGCGGATGGCAAGATTCGCAATCTGCTCTGCATCCCACTGAAGAAGCTCAACGGCTGGCTGTTCAGCATCAACCCGTCAAAGGTGCGCGCCGACATCCGCGACAAGCTGATCGCCTATCAGGAAGAATGCTTCACCGTTCTGCACGACTACTGGACAAAAGGCGCCGCCGTTCGGAAGTCAGGAACAACCGTTGATGAGAGAACACCACTGCGCGATGCGGTAAACATGCTCGTCAGCAAGAAGCACCTGATGTACCCAGAGGCTTACTCCATCATCCACCAGCGCTTCGCCGTAGAGAGCATAGAGGACTTAACGCCTGAGCAGATCCCGCAGGCTATCGAGTACGTTCATCGCATAGTGCTGGATGGCGAATACATCGAAAACCAACCAGAGCTCTCGCTGCCAACACCGCAGTTCTCAGAAGAGGAAATTCTGAGACTATGCCGAATGTGGGTATGGGCCAACAGAGCGAGAAAGATGTGCAAGCTGATTTATCCGTCGCTGCGCAACATGGAATCGCGCTTGGCCGGAAATTTCTACGACCTCGGCTTTGAGACTTACTGGATACTCAACGAAAGCCGGAAGATTCTCTACAGAGAAGCCTCCAACGTCGCGAGCGAAACCTATAGATGCGTCTCCCATGAAAATAGAGACACCCTGTTATCCAAGCTCTCTCAGGACATATAACCATGTACGGCGCAAGGACGCGCCGCATATCCCTATCCCCATCAATCAAAGATGACCCGATCTTAGCAGAGAGCATGGAGTAGGCAACGAAAACGAGGGGCCAAAAAGCAAAAAGCCCCAGCATTTAAGGCCGGGGCTAGAATCAGTTAACGTTCGCAGTTAGTGAAGCTGATCTTTGCTGATTACCAGCAGTCGATGTGAATGACAGTCACGATCATCACCCCAACAGAAATCCGTCCAAGTTCCGTAGAAATCATCCCACGAAGTCATAAAGGTCAGAGGACGATCTTCTTCAGTACCATCTGAAACATAAACATGGTAACCATCTGCCTGAATCGCCCATGCAATCATGCCTTCCCAGAATCGACGACCATCGCTTGTCTGTTCACTGTCGGATACGACGATCGAATGACTCTCCAAGAAGTACTGGAAGAACATTCTTGGTAATCCTGTCACAGCAGAAGTGTACTGCGGCTGAACACTACGCCAGACCATAATCTGGGTGCAGCTTCTTCTACCTGGTACGATGTTTTCCATGAACTCCAGACGAACAGCGTACACAGTGACCGGATCTTGGGAATCCGTTACCAAACGATAATGGTCTTCAGTGCGGGCTTTTACGAGACGATAACCGTGAGGCGTCGTATAGCCAGGCAGCGAGAAGTCCACAACGCCTTTCTGCATGAAAGCGGTCGTGTGCTCGATGTTGTTGCCTGTGACGTTAAGCTTGGTGTTGAAACCAGCCTCAGGGATATTTAATGGCATTCTCGTGTTCGCTGTTTGTCTGTTCATAGTGTCCTCCAACATTGCCGGAGTACTTCTGATAAGAAGGCCGAAGCGTTTTAGGCTTCGGCTATTCATACAACTACGGTTGTTAAGTCGTATACTATTACCTAAATGGTGATCTTTCAATGTCGACTGTTCGTTTTGTTTACCTTAAACGGCCTTAAAGTGCGCTCAATTGCCTTGTAGCGCATCCAACAACGCAGTCATATCCCCACATGAAAGGAAAACTGGCTGTGCACAACTAACCAAGCCTCGATTTTGGGCTATCGATTTTTTTGTGTTTTCATCATCGCCTGCCAGCGCTTCTATGCGGACTTAGCCAGGCGTCTCGCCTTCTTCTTCATGTACTCATCCGCGACAGCATCGTACTCTTCAGCGGTGAGCCCTTTCTGATCTGGATACTTAGCGTTAATCAGCAGCTGAAATTCCGTCATGGTCAGTTGCTCGGCCTCGGCGCGCGGCATGCTGAAATGGTTACGGGCGGCGCTGATGTACTCGAATGCGCTGAACTCACTGACAAAGCTGTTTGTCTCATGCCGCTGAAGACGACGCACCTTGGCTTTTCCGATGATGCCGTGAGTGATCAGCGACTGCCCGAGGATGATAATGTCGCTCGCCGGCAAGCTGCCACGACGGAGCACGAACGCCCTTCTGCCTCGCTTACTTGGCCGCAGCTCACCCACCAGCGCGCTGATATCGTCATCACAGCAGGCCTGCATTACGATCATGCCGGCAAAGATAGCTGAGCTGCTAAACGATGGTGAGTTGATATAGGCAAGCAACCACCCTGGAATCTCGCCATACGCTGCCACAGCAGCAGAAAGTAATCCCGGCGCCTCACTGGTATGGAGTTCAGCAAAGCGCTCTACAATCTCCGCTGGAGAGCCTATACGCGACATGTTTCCGAATGATGGCCTGAAGAAGTAGTCGCGGCTGGCGTCTGATATGAGCATCTCGCCAATTTCAGTTAATGGAGTCATGGTTGCCTCGAATAATTATCATCAAGGGCGCGCAAACGCCCTTTGTGATAGTCACGCGGTGACAGTTGCTGCAAATACAGCCGTAAAAGCCCCGTCGTTGGTTTTTACAGTGATGTTTGCCGTGCCTGCGGTGGCACCAGATGGTGCTGATACGGTGACAACCAAACCGTTAGCCGTTGCTGTTGCCCGCGCCGGTACAGACGAAACCAGAGTGAATGTCTTATCTGTAGCGTTAGCTGGCGCAATGGTCACGTTAAAAGTGGTTGTCGCGCCGGCGGCGACCGTGCCGCTGGTTGGTGAAATGGTTACGCCTGTCACTGCAACATCAACCGGAGTGTCGATAACCTGGATGGTATCGGAGTCAGCCACCTTGAACTCGGTCGACAGCGTAACGATGTCGTTAGTGCCGCCGTCAGAACTCAACGCGGTGATAACCATGTAACCGATGAAGGTGATCGGGCCATACTCTTCACGCACCCACAAAGTGGGCTGGCGGCCAGCCTTAATTTCGTCGTTGTAATACTTAACGAACTTCGCCACGCCGAACTGATCCAGCTTATCGCGCTTACGCACTTCGCCTTCAAAGCTCAGAGTAAAGTCTGAGTTAGTGACCAGGTTTTCAACATAGCCCTTGGTATCATCCGCATCCGAAGTTACGGTATTCGGGCTGAAGTCGAAGCCTTTGGAAGTCCCGGCGATCAGCGACTGCCATTCGCTTTCTGCAGGCACTGTATCAGGGCAGCCCAAAGCCACCTCAAGCACAATGCCACGACCGAACAACTTGCTGTTGTCAGTTGAGCAACCTTGCATATTGCTTACCTCTTTGATTATTGATTACTCGCCGTACAGGCAAGCGAATTGCAGGCGATAGACTAATCGCCCTTCAGTTGTGGAAACTGGGGATGGGATGCCGCCGACGTTCTCAATATGGCCGATGCAGTCATTTGGCATGGGATTGTTCTGGATGTGGTTGATAATCGCCTGAACAGCGTTGTCGACCGCCTCATCCTCTCCTATGGCGCCAATTACGTCGACCAGCACCAGATATTCGCTGGCTAGATCGTTGCGAACTGGGCTACCACCGTTTGGTCGGAAGACGATAAATTTATCTTCGCCCTTTCCGGTATCCCTCCAGCGCAGCATCTGCGTAGTGAAGCCGGCGGTCAGAGCGGCATCTACGAAGTAATCGCGAACGCGGCGATGCATAGCTGGAATCATAGCTGCATCTCCTTCTTGATCGCTCTGTCAATCTGCGCCTTGGTATCTTCAAAGCCCTTGGTAAGAAACTCTTTTTGAGCGGTGGCGCGCCGGAATTTCTGGGGGATGTTCGGGTCATGCACGTAGATGGCGTAATTGGCCGAGTAGCCAACGCGGCCCGTAACCCGGGAGCCATTCACGGAAATATCGCGGTACTGGCTATTGAGCAGCGTCGATGTGTCGATAGGGGTGTATAAAGCAGCCTGGGAACCACCTATAAGCAGCGCTGACTGCATAGCCCTGACAACTCTCCTCCCCTTGATATCGCCGATTAACCTATCAAGAGTGGCCTGCGCCTCCCGGATACCTTTAACCTTCACGCCCATATCAAACCCCTGTGATAATCGCGTAGTCATCGGCGATGCGGTCGAATGTATCGGCGTACCGGATGATATGGCGAACCTCATCAGCACCATCAACCTTTTTCGGGTCTGGTTCAGATGAAGCACCGATCAGGATATAGTCACCCTGGCGTGCATCCGCATACTCAGTCCAGTGCGTGTTTTTTACTACAAACTCAAGCCCGATATCGCCAAGCCGTGCAGTCGCATCACCACCGTAATCGCACATAATCTGGATAGGCTCAGCGAAAGAAGATTTACCGTAATCGTCCATGCCCAGCTTTTTCCAGACCGTAGCGACCGCCGTATAGCTCCAGTTAGCCGCAGCGCTCATGAGAGATAATCCTCATACTGGTCAGGACAACCGGGGCAGTTGGGGCATTTTTCGCAATCAGGTTTCTCCTCATCGCTTTTTCGCTCTTCCTGCATCAGCAACCTCCCACAACGTCAAAGAAACCCACGCTAGTGCCAACGTCGATCGGCAAGCCTGCAGTGCATCCGGCGGTATCCAACGCTGCCAGTGTGTTCCTCATGGTTTTGATGTCGCCGCTGTAATCAAACGACCGCGACGCCCCTGAAGGCGCTGACTGTGACTTGATACGCTGGCTGAAGGCCGTTATCGCCATGAGGGTGACGGCATAGACCTGTATCAGCATCAGATCGCAATCGTCGTAGCCAGACGCCTCCAGGCACTGACGAATGCCTTCCAGTTTGCATAGGTAGGCATCGATCATGAAGTCAGGAATGGAGTAACCCAGCGCAGACAACTGCTGTTTAACCTGCGCCGCCGTTATCTGCGCTGCCATGATTACTTATCCTTCTTGGTCGCTGCTGCCAGCGCTGCTTCTGCTGTATCAGCGCGCTGTTTCTCTGCTGCCAGTTCTGCTGCCTGGGCCTGCTTCAGTTGCTCCAGTGCGTCGGCATGTTCCTTATCCTTCGCCTCTGCAGCTGCCAGGGCCTGCTTCAGTTGCTCCAGTGCGTCGGCATGTTCCTTATCCTTCGCCTCTGCAGCTGCCAGGGCCTGCTTCAGTTGCTCCAGTGCGTCGGCATGTTCCTTATCCTTCGCCTCTGCAGCTGCCAGGGCCTGCTTCAGTTGCTCCAGTGCGTCGTCCAACTTTGTCTGAAGCTCGGATGCACCGGCGCTGGCTGGGGCGGTCGACGTGGCCACTTCTAATGCCAGCTTCTCGCCTTTCTTTTCTGATGACTGCTCCGCCTTACCATCGGCAATCCACTTCCCTGCAACCGTGTCATCTACTTCGTAGACTTTACCAACTTCCAGTTTTTGGAAGTTGGCACCGGCAAAGAGGTTTGCTACCAAAACTTTTACGAGTGCCATGATTTTTCCTTAGCTGGATGCGTGAATGACAGAGAAGTGGCCGTTGATGTCTTGCTTGACCATCAAGCCGGCGGCACCCCAGGTACGCCATACGTAATCGCTGTTGTAGAACTGACGAGGATCGGCAACGGTGCCGAACGCCTGGCCTACGATCGGGGCAATGACGCCAGCAGCGAGAGGGATAATCACGATTTCGTTACCAGAAAGCTCGGCATCTTCTTTGATGTCGGAGATGCCGGCCAACTTCTTCAGCTCTTCCAGAACTGTGCGCAGAGCATTAACGTCAAAATACTGCTCCCAGTTCGACATGATTTCGCTGGATACGTACCAGGTCTGTTGGCCGTATTGATAGTTTTGTAACTTCAGCACGTCACGCAGAGCGATAGCAGCAGCGCGCATCGCTTTAGGATCGGTGCTGGTCGCAAAGTTAACTGTCAGCGTAACCTGCGCCACGCGCTCATCATGACGCAAACCCTTCCAGGTCTTGTCGTCGAACTTGATGAAGTTGCCGGCCGCGTCGCGGAAACCTTCCCAGATGTAGTCCACATACTGCCGGCGAACGTCATCGACAGAGCCAGACTGAGCATCAGCCAGGGAGGAAAGTGCAGAGCCTTTGTTGAAGACCGGGTCACGCCAGTTGAATTTAAAGCCGCTGTCGTGGATAGGCACCATGGTGCCATCAAAGGTGTAAGACTTCGCATCCAGTGCCGCACCGATCTGCCCAGACATGGAAGTGTGCGCCCAGCCACGGCCGCCAGTGCGTGCGTATTCGTACACAGACTCTTCCAGACGAACGGAGCGAGACAGCGGCATCAGGTCGTTCAGCAGCGTGAATTCGGTGTTCGGTTCGAACTGCTTCAGCACAGTCTGGTCATAGGCCTTGTACAGACGGCGGATGTCATCAACGGCGTTAACCGCATCTAACTTTCCAAACTCACCCATCGTTGCTCGAGCCAGAATATCTGCAACAGCTTGAGCGCTGGAGTTACGTGCGGCATCCAATTCACGGAATTGAGCCGTATTGGCTTCGAGGTTTCCGGTCTCGGTCGCCTTCTTACTGGAGAATACAAACATGCGGTGCTCCTTACTTAATGACAACGCGCAGGAGTTCGCCTGCAGCCGTGGTGTATGCGCGATCTTCTTCTACGTATGCGCGGACTGACTCGCCTTCTGCTGCAGCCTTAACCCGGCCATTGACGATAGAAAGCGGCTGGCCTTTGGTGTAGGTGCCAGCAGCAGCAGGAACGTTGAAGAAAACGCCAGGGGTTGGATGGAATGCAACAACCCAATCACCAGCCTTGATGACGTCATCTACGGTTTTGCAGCGCAGATAGTCATAGTTGGCTACGTAAAGGATCGCTGCTTCATTGCCATCTACCGATGCGGTAAATTTCTTCGTGGTGTTATCGAAGAAACCGATCGTGCCAGGGGGTGTGTCGGCGGCGGCGGCACTTTCACGATGCAGTTGTGGATTGGCGAAGATACCGCCCGCGTGAATTACATGTTTCCCGTCTTTAGCCATTTTTTACTCCGGCATTTCGCTGAAAGTTTGAGAGGAGTTAACCTGACGCAGCATGCCGTTCAGGCCGATAGAGGTTGAGCACTGGGCAAACAGCTCCTTCAACGGATCACCATCCAGCGCGTTTACGGCAACGTCGCTCATGCCGAATTTGGCTTTAACTGCTGCGCGCATCTCGCCTTTCTCTTTGTCTGAGTTGGCAATAAGGCCAGACTTAACAGCTGCGAGATCGTCGGCGAATGGTTTAAACCATGCCGGCGCCTCGTAGCTGTTGTTTGCCAGCTCTTTCTTCTTGGGCTTGCCGGTTGCGGGGTCGATCTCTTCCCCTCCTTCTTTTTTGGCTGTCGCCTTCTCTGCGGCCAATTGGTTGTAAGCGTCCATCAATTCAGCATCGGACTTGCCTTCAGTCGGCTTACCAGCGGCTTGGAGCGCATTGATAATCAGTTCTTTCATCGGATCTTTCTCTCCGTTGGTTTTAATTTCGTACTCAGTGGGTTTGCGCACGACTTCTACAGGTTCGCCGACGAACACGGCTTTACCGTCCTCATCGATGAGGTATTTCTGTCGGAAAAACTTGGTCTTATCGCGGTAAATGAAAGTGTCAGGCCAGATAGACTCCGGCCATGGCCAGTAATCATCTGAGCGACCTTCACGGAGCTTGTTGCTGATCGCTTCGCGGATATCGTCAAACGAGAAGTTGGAAGCATTGGTGAAGAAAAACTTGGTCTTGTTCAGTAGCCCCTCTCGGGTGCAATCAACACCCTCCGACAGGTTTGCGATTTCGACCTCTTGATCGTCGCCGTCGGCGTTAACGAAGATGCCAACGCCTTCGCTTGGCGTTCCGGCGCCAGGCTCATCAAGTAAAACTGCCACATGGTCAAACACCATGTTTGTGGCGATTTCGTTGTACTTCTTACCCTTAGATTCGCCGTTGGCGGCAATGCCTGAGTAAAGAAGCCCTGTTGAAATGTGAATGGGTTCTACGTTTGTCCCAGCGATCATTTCATCCAGTCGATTTACCAGCCGCTTACCCTTTTCACTGCCTTCGGCATATCGGCGGTCGACATACATATCACCATTGACCTTTCCATCGACGTGCTGGACGTCTTGAAGCCAGGCGCCAACGTGATAGTTGTTCACTGCGCGAACGTCACCCGCCGATACGTGCTTTCCGTCTATTTTTGGATGCCCCAGCGGCATCGGTTTGCGCTCAAGGGTGTTATAGGCCTTGGCAATTTCTGCTGCCGGGTACAACTTCCGGTTCATCACGATATCGTCAACAACGGGCGTAATACCGCGAACCACGATATGTGGTTTCCCGTCGATGGTTTCGGTAGTGATATTTGAAGCGGAGTTGACGACGGTCAGCACGTTAACGCGGTTGCGCTTCATGCTGTGTCCTCATTGTGTTGATGATGCCGATTAAGCGGCCTGTTGCGTCATCCAGGCAGCGCGCTCTTCTTCCAAGCGCTTCGCCAACGCGATGTTTACTACATTGTCTTTCTCGTCAACGACGGCTGGGATCTGGCTGCAGTAACAGTTGAACCTGTTGCCGTCTTTCGAGTACCACTCACGCACTTCTTCGACCGTGTAAAGCTTGCCGTGGCGCGATGCGTGCCAGGCGCGCGTAGTCGGTTTCAGGGCGGATAAATGCAGCAACTTGGTGCGCAAACCTAACCTATCCTGAACCCATGTGGTTTCGTTCCACTGAGCCTCTCTCAGCGCGCCAACCTGCTCGGTCTGAGCAATCGTCTTTGCCTTGGACATTGAGACATCAAGGCGCTTGCTTATCACCCTCATTGTTTCACGCGGGTTTACACCTCGGCCAACAGCATCTGCGATGATATTGGCGAGGTCAGCGCGCGCTGCATCGCTGATCCCCTTCCAATCGCTGTACGTCGACACGAAAGCAGCGGCCACCTGGTTCTGATAAGCAGGTGTCGACAACAGCGCGCTTATCGTGGTCTGCGACGCGTAGACCTCGGACTGAGCAGACAGATTCGTATAGGCATTGAGCGTGCCGCGCCGATACTCATCTGAAATATACTGCAGCGCCCAAATATCCTGACCGTTACCCTCTAACAGGTAGTCATCAAGGATCGTTTGTATTACCTCAAGAAGCGCCGCTAACTGCTGAGCGTTCATGTCGTAGACAAACGTACCGGCGTTAACCTGATATAGGGTGTCACCTGAGAGAACATGCGATCGCTGAGAGTTACCTACCATCACCCGGCCAGTTAATCGCTGGTCGAACAGTTCCCGAAGCGTTGTTTTGATGCCCAGATATCGGTTCTCGATATCACGGAACATTTTGTTTACTTGCCGATAGGATTGGGTGGGGTCTGCTTTATTGCGCGGTATTATCGGTGTCCCGACTTTAGGCCTCGGCGTTGTCATCATTCAGCGGATCCTTACCGACCTGCTTTTTTGTCGGGTCTGGCTGTCTGGGTTCCTCGATTGGCTCCAGTTCGCCGGCGGCGCGCACCTCGTTTGGTTCAACAGCAGACGCGCCGAACGCTTGCTGGGTTTTGTAGGCAACATCTGCCATCTTGCTCATGTTCTCGAGCTTCTCGCTATCACCTGGCGCCAGCAAATCAGACCAATCAACGGTGATCTCGCCTTTCGTTGGTTGCGATATTACGCCGACGTCACACCATCTCTGAATGACCTCAGTTAGCAGCCAGGATAGCCACCCGCCACGGCGCCCATTCCCTTTTTTAGCCCACTCCTTCCGATCTTCTGTAGATGCGAGGTTTCCGGTTTGCTTGCCAAAGAGGATATTGAACGGGCAGCCGATGGTTGAAGCATAGCTATTGGCCGAGACTGTCCATGACGGTGTAGGGTCAGCAGCGGCAACCGAAAGGACAGATGATGTCCCTGACTGAGTTACCAGCGCAGAATCCGTACCCTGGTTGAGTTTCCTGATCTTTTCATTCATTGCCTCGCCAAGGTCTTTATAGCCGGCATCCTTCGCCTGCTGCGCGATGGTTTTCATATCGGTTTTATCGTCGAAATGAATACCAAGCTGGCGGCTCGCGTTCTTCAGGAACCCCTCGGCACTTCCTCCCTTGGTCTTTTCGATGTCCAGCAAATCGTTATAACCAGCCTCGTTTAGAGGGATGCCAGACAACATATTCTCATCTTCTGAACCTTCGGCGAGGATGATCACCCTGCTGGGGTGAACCGTAACGCTTCTCACGTTTCCGTAAGTGCCGTCATCACCCACAGGCTGCTCGTTGAAGATGTAATTCACCGGCTGCCCGTAAGTTGGGGATAGCGTGTCGATGTCATAGTTGCCGGGCTTAATCTGCGATTCCCAAACGGGGATCATCTTCACCAACGCATCTTCGCCAAGTATTGCCACCAGCGCTGTATCTACAGGCTCTGACCATAGCCTACTATCTTTGAGCTGTAGAATGATTGCAGAGTAGTGGCCCACCAGGTTGCGCCGATCGGCATCCTTGATTTTTGACCAATGTTTTTTCAGCAGCCTGGTGACCGTTTTTTCCCATTCTGTAGAGACGGTAGACTTATCAGCCAGCGGGCCGTCAATAATCGTCGGATAGTCACTCCAGCAGTTATCCAACGTTTTATGCACGCCGGCATGAGCCGCGGAGTTTCGGCGATAAGCGCGATAAAGTAGATCGAAGCTTATGGTGTCTGGGTAGCCGAACTCGTCCCACAGCTTTGTTCTTTTCGTGTTGCCATTCATCTGCCCCGCGTACAAGGAACGCTGGCGCCCTATCGCCACTGCGTCAGCGAGGGCATTGACAAGGAATTCAACCTCGCTATTTTGTTCACTCACTGAGAGCTCCTTAGAAGAATACGGCGCCAACTTGTTTGTGGTTGTTCTTCGCTACCGCAAAGTAGCGGAAACCATCTGAGCCGTGCGACGTGTGATCGTGAAGAGGTTTGTCTTTCCAGCATCCGCGCTTGTCATCCCACTCTTTTCGGTATCCCTCCAGGTGAGATATCCCCTCAGCACACTTCTCATCGTCAAAGACGCATTTAGGGAGGATTTCACGGACAGACTCGATACCGGTATCAACGCCGACTTTCGGCACAACCTTGAAGGTCATCGAATACACCTGGCCGTCGATTTCGTAACCCTCGCGCGCCAGCTCCTTCCGTGATTTAGCATCAGAGCCAAACTCTCTGTTTTCAATATCGTGTGGCCCCCAGTGCTCGCCGTACTCATAGCCACGGTCTTTGAGCACCTTCATGTAGTGCCTCAAACCCTCTCCAGAGTTCTCGTAGTAGTCGATGACATGAAACTCTTCACCAACCTCACGAACAAACCAGATAGCTGTTGAGTCACCCACGCCGATATCCCAGAACGTGTGAACCGGGAGATGAGAATTGTCGGGAAGTGAACCGATCCGCTTGTTGGTATACAACCAGCGGAACTGCTTGGCGTAATACGCACCCTCTACAGACTGTTGGAAGGCTTCAGCGGGTATGCTCGGATACTCACGCTTCATGTCGTCGCCTAGAGTTTTCTCTTTGGCGAGATACCAGGCCTTCTGGCGTTCATTTAACGTGACGCCATGCTTGGCTTCCAGTTCATTGAAGTAGTCAACCAGGCGCTCTGGGAGGCTTTCTACCGGGTCTATTGCGTACTGAGGATTCTTCCACCACGTGAAGAAGAAAAACTTCCAGTCGAGGTTTGATAACGTTTTGCCCTGCAGCTGTGCTTTCTCGGCCGTCTGGCAATAGTCGAAGAAATACCCAGCACGCCCCTCGGCTGTACTCTCGATAGTTGTAAAGCAATCTGTCGATACTGCCTCAAAGGCGCCAGTGACGATTTCACGGGCCTTGTCCGGGTACTTAGCGCAGATCTTGCCGAACTCAGAAACGTGCAGGTAACGCAGCGTGCCGCCACGAAATGACGTGCTGACGTAGAGAGAGCCGCCATTATTGAAAACAAGCTCACCAACTGCGTCGTTCTTTGCCGGGTTCGCCTTTCTGATCAGCGCCGGCAGGTTGTCGTAGGCATATTTGACCTTTTCCCTAAACAGGCGCTTTGCGTCGTTTAAGGTGTGGGCGATCAGCGCGCACTTTGCTGATTCGAACAACGCGGCATCGAGCTGGACAATACAAACCAGCGTCGTAAAGCCAAGCTGCCTAGCCTTTAAGATTATGTTCCTGGTATGTACGCCTTCGAAGTATTCGAGCTGCTCAGGAGTCATCCTGAACTTAACCTTCTTCCCCGATTTGTCGGTGATGAAGTAAAGGTTGTTTAGGCGCCAGAATCGATTTTTAAGGTTCTTCTTCAGCTCGCTGAATTGCTTGTTGAGATCAGCCATAAATCACGCCTCAGAAGATATCTCCTTCAGTAGCTCAGCCATCTCATCAGCGATGGTGTGCTGGGTTTCAATCTTTTGCTTGTTGGTATACGCATCGCCGCACTCTTTCGCGGCCTGCTCGACGATCTGAGCGGCCAATGCGTAGTTCTTCATGGTTTCGGTTCGCGTCGCCATGCGATCAAGAACGCGCAGCCGGTAGGCCTTGTTGGCGATCGGAATATCTGAAATTTCTGTCTTGAATCGCTCCCGCGTCGTGTAGAACAGGTCTACCCACTTCTTAGCCAGCGACTTGCCGCTAACCTTTGTCGGGTCGTGAGATTCAACCTGCTGACGCGTGATTTTTAGCCCAAACTCTTTTTGGACGGACTCCACCACAAGCGTAGGAGTGTCGAAGCACGCAAGCGACTGAATGATGAAGGCTTTTACATCTGGTTTTAATGCAGCCATAAATCACCATCCGTCCAATACAGTCCAATATTTACGCCAGCCTCAACATGCAGTTACCGCACGCTCTGGCAATGTTTAGTTGTGCCACCTCCGCGGGCCTGTTGGCCGCATCAACCAGTTCCTGAACTTCCACGCTGGCGCCATACCGGCGAACTACGCCAACAAACTCTTCAACGTCGTGGCCGCGTAGCTTCAGCACCGGCTGGCCTTCCTTGTTGAATTTGGGTGCGCCGAAATCGTCTGTCGCCTGTGCGATGTGGTACAGCTCATGCTCGACCAGGGCGCAGAACTCAGTATCAGAGCACTGTGAGCAGTAGTCAGCAGCCAGCGTGATGATGAATTTTGGCACCTCGCCGAACCACTCATGCATCTGCTGTTCCATCCTAGCCCTCTGCCAGCCGCCGGCGCGCATCGCTACCTCTTCAGCCTGGCCGAGCACATGGCGTCCTTTCTTCTCAAACGCGGACGATGCCCACATGAAACGCAGATCGGCGTCTGCAAGGTGTCCGTGGTCTGGGTTAAACAGGCTGCCGGCATCGTTTATGATTTGACGCTGTATCCAATCCTGCACCTCGTTCGCAGGAATCAGGCCGATGTATGGCGTTAGCTGATGGTCTTCGATAAACCTCAGCGGTGGGTATGGGCGCCTCTCATGACTCTCATCCTGTGCTGTTTTAGCCATGATTCTCTCCCAATAAAAAACCCGCCGGAGCGGGTTCAGTCATTTCTTGCTGTTGGCATCTGAGGTTACAGGTGACTCATGCTTTTGGTTTTCACCGTGCATTTCTCGCATCTGCTCGTTGTACTGGCTCTCGAAATTCTTTGGAGGAAATGTGCTCATTGTTTTCACCTCGATTTAAATCGCCTGAAATCTCAACCACCTTCCTGAGCGTCCGCTGAGGCTAATCCTAAGGCTGCCATTGCAAACTCTGGCTTGGTTGCCGTTTTGAACACACCCAGAAACTTATCTTTCAGTGCATAAATTTCATTCCGTTCAGCATCACCCAGCTGACTGATTGCGCCCAGCAGAATCAATCGCTGAGTCTCTTCTTCTTTTGATAATGCCATATTAGAGTTTCCTGCTGGTTAGCTGGATATGACCCCGGCTATGCCGTCGAACACCACACGAGGATTCAGATCGTTTATTCTGTCAAAGGCACTCAGTGAATGCCTTTTGCAGAATTTTGTATATTCTTCACAGCCACTCAGCACGTCAGGGACTCGAGGCCGACTGCAAGGCTGCCAAGAGGCGGTGTAACTTTGCGAAACACCGTTTGAAGGTGCTCTTTAATCGACTCCCACTGCTCCTCGTTTGGTAACTCGCCATGAAGCTCAACGAATCCCTGCAACCAATATGAGAATTGCTCTGGTGTCATTCAGTTTCTCCCGGCGGCTTCCCGCCATTGTTTCAGCGTGGCCACCTGGCCGGCGCAGATTGATAGGGCTGTTTGCAGCGCCAGCGTGTAGCTCACCACGTCTCCCCAGGTGTCGCCTTGTAGGCTTGGCTGCTCGCATGGAGTGAATACTGATTCAGGGGGTAGCAGGACGATTTGCTGGGGTGGCGGCATTTTGCTGCAGGAGCTCAACAACAGCGGCAGGCATAGGACTATTCCCACATTTACTGCCTTTAAGTGCATCTCGCAATTTCCTCTGGTAGGTTTCCTCGCGCTGGCGTAGTTGCTGCTCTCTTTGTTGTTGCTCTGCGGCCAAGGCTCTGTTCTTCCGGTCTTGTGCTTGCAGGGTTGAGATCAGTCCTGACTGCTGCGCCAGCGTCTTTTCCTGCTGCTTAACCTGCTCACCAGCCTTTACTGCGTTGCTGTGGAAGTAAAACGCCAGCCTGCCGGCAACAATCAGCGCCACCAGCAACAGTCCTATCGCCATCGTGCGAAAGCTGAATGAAGTGCTCATATCGTGCTGACCCCACTTAGGAAACTGTTGAACACCCATAATTGATTAGCTTTGCTTGATGTTTTACTTTGGTAATGATTTAATTCTTAAGCTTCAAGTTTATAACCAGAAATAATCTCTAGCCGTGTTTGCCCCGCAGGTATCCCCTTCGGGGTATTTTTTTAAGCACCTCACTGACATTGACCGGCGCTCTCTTATCCCGCCAGGTCGATAGCCTTCACGAATACATCGAAGCCATATGGCTGAACGCCGTTCTCATGAGTAATGATGACTTCCACCAGCGGGATCATCACCCTACTATCCATAACGTCGATGACTTGGTCAGGTTTCACGCCCACAGACTTTGCAACGCTGTTGATGTACGCCAATGTGTTGTTCTCAACTGGCGGTGCCCAGCGGTTGATAATGCCGGTAACAGTCTTTAGACCATGCTTGCGCTGGTAGTTGCGCAAGATGATGATCATCGCTCGAATGCCATATTCCGGGGCGGTGAACTGGCAGAAAGACTTATCAGTGCGTTGCGTATCAGGAACCAGACCGCGCCAGTCATCACCCCAGCGAATATTGCCGGGGTTTTTGTTTCGAATGCCTCTCGGCTGGTTATTGCTGTTTTTCATCATTGGAACCTACTCGCTTGCTGATAACGCCAATGGCGATATTGCGGATCTTCTTCACGCCTAGGAATCCGACAACACCGCCTAGGAATGGCGCAACTGACATCGGCATTCCTACCAGCTCTAAGCCGAAAGAAGCAGACCATGCCAATAGGCCGCACAGTAATGGCTCTATCCAGTGGTCTTTTCTCTCAGCGCCATCATAAATAAGCCGCCCATAGCAGATAGCCACCGCCAGAATGGCTCCTGAAATTTGCGGCCATGCGTTTTTAAGGCCGTTGAGAGCGTCAGCCCAAAATCCAGGGTCACGTTCTGTCATTTGACGATCCTGCATACTCTAGCCCCTACACTCTCCCCGCCAAGCGAGTTAACGAATGCACGGTCGTTATCACAAAGAACGCGGAGAGCGCCGATTTGAGCGCCCCACGCATCCTTCTTCCACAGTTCAACAGTGGAGATAACTTCATCATCGGTCTTTGCGCTTGCGAGGCCATATGAAACGACAGATCGCGGGTACGCGTAGGCCGCTGAGTTAATCCTCGAATTAACCTCTGCAGCGAGATAAGAAAGGAGAATTAAGCCCAGCAACCAAGGAGACGAACTCACGAAACCAGCCCGGACGAGCTCAGGTAATTTGAGCATTGTGGGTTCCTTACATTGCTATGCTGTAGTCAAAGATTCAGCCCGCAGCCGTAGACGATCAGCTACTAAGAGGATGCCATGGAGTGTGTCGCTGTTGGCTGGGGCTGAAATGCAAAAAGGCCACCCGAAGGCAGCCTTTGAAATTTTTGAATCCACCTTAACAATCAGACGGATTTCTAGTGTTAGAAAGATAATCACCCGGTTTTCGGAAAAAGTAAATAGCTCACGATAAAATTTTGCACTATTTTTTCATACACTATGCAGTTACGCGCTGCAATACACGCTCCGCGTGGCTCTCTTCGCTCTCCAGGATGCGAATTAAGCCGTCATAAAATGGCTTCACGGTTTTGTCCCAGGTCGCAGAGGAAATAGCATCCGTGACCTGTTGCACTGCTGCGTATGCGTGTGACGCTGGTATGCGCTCATACCCACGGCCTGAGCATCGCTTGCAGTCTCCTCTGACCGGAACCCCCTGCCTTGCTGTCTCTTTCTTATCGACTGCAGTACCTCTGCCAGAGCAATCACGGCAGGCCGTCGATACCTTGCCTTTCCCGTTGCAGTTTTTGCACTTAACGCGAACAACCTCTCTCAACTCCCGGCGAACTTCATACTCGGAAGGTCTGAAACCCTCCACGCCGAACCGGATCGACGCTTTGACGAAATCCTTCGCATGGAAAGGGGTGTGAACTTTATTCGTGAATACCTCAGCCTCAATGAACCCAGTGCCGGAGCAACAATCACAAGCAACCTCACTCGATGCGCTACGGGAATAATCCAGGAATGCGAAAACTGATAGAACCAGAACAACGCGAACTCTTGTCTCATCCTGCAGCTTTCTCAGTGGCGCCACGCGAATAGATTCAGCCATGCCCTTCTCAGCCAGCAATGTCACCGCCTTGACCTTATCGGCATCGCTGACACCCATTTTCCCCATGAATGCCGAAAGGCCTAACTCCGCCTGCGCCTGGCACATCCCGAAGGCCGCCATCACGTCAGTACCGGTCAAAGAGTCCGAGGCCGTCGCGCGCGGTGAGTCGCTAAAGGTCGGTGATTTCGGTGCAAAGTATTTCGGAATCGACTCTAATCTCATGCTATTTCCCCTATAATTATTTGGCCTACTTCGCCCCAAATCTTTGTTACTCGACCGTCCCAGATGCGGCAGTCGTCCTCAAAAATGGCATCCAGCAATGCCTTCTCCAGGTTGTCCTTGTCTGGCTTCTGCTGATGCGGTTTTCCGGCCATCTCAGCGCGTTTCTTCTTGCTCCAGCTCTCTGGCATGGGCAAAACAAACGTCACGTGATAGCCGCTCTCAGGCAGCGAGATTCGATTCAATTTCACCTCATCGCAGAATGCCCGGTAGCGGAGAACTGGCGGGCGCTTGGCCCACCGGTCTTTTTGTGTCATGCGTGGTTTAGGGATTGGTGTTATCTGGTACGTCTTCATGCGATAGCACCGATGCCAAAGGAGAAATCCAGGAACTCAAACAGCAGTTCAACCTGGCTTCCATGTTCCGCTTCCCATGCCGCCATATCCTCGTGCAATGCGTCGTGGCATTTACGGCACAGCGGGATAGTGAAGAAGTCATGGGCCTTGGTTCCCATTCCGCCCTGCCCGTGGCCGATGATGTGGTGAGGGTCGTCTGAGCGCTCTCCACAACCGCAGCAGGGGCGAGTCTTAACCCAGCGGGTATATTTGCTGTCTTCGGCGCGGGTTTTCTTCGGACGCAGCACAAAGGCGCCTGGTACTTCAGGATCGACCTTGAAGCACTTCTGGGCCTGCTTGGAAATAATCGCAGTGACCGCCGGCTGACAGTCCATGTCGGATTCTTTGCGAGTGCCTGTGATTACCTTCGGCTCTGGCAAGTCGGTGACGGTGCGCGCGACGTCATCGGGGATCAGGTCGAATACCCCGGACAGCATGGCCCACAGCATCAGCTCTGGGATTGTCAGCTGCCCTTCAGACTTCAGGCGGTGTTTGGCCGTTGCTACCACCCAGCGCGCCGTGTTGCGTGCAGCGATTTTTTCAATCTTCGGTGATACACCCAGGCTTTGTTTGTAGCACTGCGGGCAGATGCGAACAGCTGAATGCCCTACCCGTTCAGTGTCCAGAATCGTCGCCGGCCGATCATGCTTGCTGTACTGGCATTTCGTGAACTGCGTCGTCCACGCTTCAATCGCGTTAACCCCGCCGCAGGCGTTTATAACGCGCTCATGCGTGAAGAAGCCCTGTAGCCGTGGGTCATTGGCGATCTCATGCTCCACGGCCGGCAGGATGCCTTCTGGCGCGTCCTTGAATTCTTTCGGCAGCGTGGAAACCATCACGCGCCCAGTCATGTGAAATGCCAGCGTTTCGTCTACAGGGATCAGGGCAATACCCAGATCGCGCTGTACCGATGATTTGACTATCGCTCTCATGTCGGTTGTCCCTGTTTTTTGGCGCGAATGCGAGCCAGCAGCTCTTCACCTTTGCGCTGAAATTTGCCGTCTTTGTCCATCAGCTCTGATGGCGCTGGGATGTTCTGCTTGTAGGCGATTTGTGGCGCAGGGGTTGGCACGCGCTCGCCCTTGGCCAGTCGTTTAGCCCAGCGGTTGAGGTGCTGTTGAATTGACTTTCGGATCTCACTTTCGGTGTGGTTGTACTGGAGCATCTGGTGACGAACGTCGATCACAATCCAGTACATGACCGGAGCCGACCAGTTGAAATCCTCTGGGCGGACATGGCCGCGATTAGCGCTGTAGCGTTTGAACTCCGCCTCAACCTCATCAACCGATGGCAGGCCGGCATTCAAAGCTGCACCCGTCTTGCACCAGCCAATGAATTTCCCACAGCTCGGCCAGAAATCGCTTTCCTGCTGTCGGGCCATACGCATGCCAGCTTGCAGTTGTTCCACCGAGGTGATCCCGTTCTCTGCGAATGCCAGGATCCACTGACGCTTTGCTGCAGCGACTTCTGCTGGCGTGCTCAACGCTGTTTGTTTTGCCGCAGGGAAGACTTGCATGAGGTTGGTGAACAGCAGATCAACCAATTTTTCCGCATTCCCATTGACTACCCGCGCCTGTGGCTCCGCCGGCATCATCCGCGCCAAGGCTCCACCATCGCGATTTTGAATAGCACTCATGAATTTATTCATAGCGTGTTACCCCAGGCTTCGGCCGTGTTCCAGTGTCCACCAGATGCGCCGGCTGGGTTGGCACTAAGCTTCAGCGTCAGGTCATCCCACTTCTCGCGCAGCTTTGACGGGCTCAGGATGTTCTTGCACCAGAACGGATCCCGGTTTGCCTTCGCGAACAGCTCACAAATCTGCTTGTGTGTGCGTCCGTCCTGAGAGCACATCAGGCGGATTTCGTTTGCCCAGTCCGTCCAGTTAGGTTCCTTCGGTCTGGCGACTTCCCCATCGCTTTCGGCAGCTTGCTCATACAGCTTCACGATGCG